CCGCCGCTGCTTTCTGGTATTTGGTGATCTGGATGCAACAGTATTCGTTTGCCTTTGCGCTGGATAATGCAATGCCCAAGACATAGTTTCCGTCAGTCGCTACCGCAGCAAGTCCATTTGCCCCTGCCGTAATCTCCTGTCCTTTTGTGATTGCGACGCCGGCAAGAACAAAGCCGATATCCTTTACCAGAATGTCCACATCGTCCCCGATGGCTACCTTCCCGGACTCAGCTCCAGAGATGTCATTGTAGCCCGCCTCGATAAGGGCAACTCCAACCGGAATATCTGTGCCTGCCGTAGCAAGAACCACATTGCCGTTTCCGTCATATTTCATAATCTTATTTCTGCAGTCGGCAATTTCAGCGCCTGCTTTTTCAACGATCGTTGCGGAATTATTGATCTGTGTTCCGTTAAAATTCTTTGCCATAAGTCTTTCCTCCTTCCTTAAAATCCTGCCTCTTCATCGTAAGAAGCCAGTAACTCAGGGTTGCTTTCCCACGCTTTCGCGAGAGCGTCCGCATAGTTCAGGTCCGGATCTTTTTCCATATATCCTTTTGCGATAGACTCTACCTGCGCTTCAGATTTTCCCTTCGCAACGGATACGTGACTTCCTCTTCCCGATTTCCCGATCTCGGAAAAGATGCCGGAATTGTCAGCCATCGCAACCATAGAATCGAGTGTGGAGATCATATCGTCATAAGCGGTGCCGCCAGCAGCTTTCAAAGTCTTCAGGACCGGTCCGAGCTCTTCCGCTTTCTTTCCGATAATCTCGTATTTCTTTGCAATTTCCATGAATTCTCTGTTTTCTGCGGACTCCCG